GAATGGGCGAAGGCTGCCGCTCGAAACTTGGGCAGAGCGCCACCGCCAGCGTCGTTACCAGCGCCTCCCAGTAGCCCTGCACCATGCCGATCTGCGTTTGCAGCGTCAGAGCCTGGGCCAGCGTGTTCCACAGCTCCAGCCGTACCGTCCCGTTGGTGTTGCAGATGGGGAAGAAGTTCAGATTCCCGTTCGGCTGCGCCGGGTCGTAGTAAAGATCGGTGATGATGGAAGACGAGAGCGACTTCAGCGGGTTGGCCGCCCACCAGTCCTTGTCGCGCATCTGCACCGGCAGATCGACCGCGTTGTCGCCGCCGGCATTGAGCACAAAGCTGGCCGAGGCGATCCGCACCGGCCGATAGTTGGCCGCGGGGCCCGTGTTAAACGTCCCCGTCGGCCCAATCGTGTGCGGAGCCAGGTTAGCCGTCAGGTTGTAGGCGTAGAAGCCGATCGAGAAGATCATCGCCCGCTTCGCGTTCCACTGGTCGATGATTCTCTGCAGCACCTCGAGCGCCCACAGCGCCTCCGCGGCCGGAACCTGCTCGCCCGGCGAAAAGGCACCCATCTCGTAGCCCGCCGATTGAATCAGGTCCGCGGCGCGCGCGGTCACACTGGCTCCACTAAACACGACGGCCATTTACTTGCCGCCTTCTTCGGCCTTCTTCCGGCCACCCTTGCGCGCAATGTCATCGGCGATGACTTCGCCGTACAGCTCGTCCATCGGATCCGGAGGCGCCTGCTGCAGGTAGGGCTCGTTCTGCCATCCCTCGGCCAGCTTCTGCTCATGCTCGGCCTTGGTGTTGCAGATGTGCACGCGGTGCGCGGCGGACTTCACCTCGCGGTGCACCACCTCATGGTTGACGTTGCGGTGCTCTTCCACGTAGAAGGGCTCGCGCGGGTGCTTGTAGACGCACCGCGGATATTCCTGGTGCGGGATCTGGATCACCGGCAGGCCGTGGGCTGTCCCCTGCGGCTTGGTCATGTCCAGGGTTTCCTGTTTTGCGAATTTCTCTTCGTCGATGGTCGTTGGCATAACTCAATCTCCGCATGAAAAGGGGCGGCCGTAGCCGCCCCATCCCAGCCTGTTTATGGTGTGAGTTTCGAGTGCAGGTTAGTACACGTATCCGTAAGCGCCAGATACGCTGTGGAAGGACGTGGGAGCGGTGAAGTTGGGCAACGTCCCAAAGGTCCCCGCTGCAGCCGATTTGAAGGTCAAGATGTTGTCATCCTTGCCTGTCGTCACCGTATCCAGCGTGGCCGTGGTTCCGTTGCTCATCACGCAGCCGTAGTACTGCGCCGGGCCCACCGCGTAATAGGGCACAGTGAACGCCGATGCCTGCCAGGCGTTTCCGCTGCCCACGGTTGCGCCGGCCACCGCGCTATTGGCCAGCAGGTTGCCTCCGGAGTCGTAGAGCGCCACGATCCACTTGTCGGTGCCCCCAGTGGTCCCGATGTGAGGAGCGTAGCCGGTCAGCAACTGGCTGGCTCCCACCCGGATCTCGGTGCAGTAGAGCTCGGCCGCCACTACGGTCGAGTTGGTCCCGATCGCCGCCGCGTTCGACACCGCGCCGATGATCGGCGCTTCCAGCCGGTAGAAGGAGGTTCGCGTAGTCTGCGACGCGTCTCCATTCACCCACTGCCCGCCCAGGCAGTCTGAGATGGTACCCGACGCAAACTCAATCCGCGGCAGATACGCCTCGTTGGTTCGCGTGCAGGAGCCCTTCGGAACGCTCGCAGGCCGTGTATTTGTGCCGCCGGCATAGGCTGCCGGGACCACAAACACCAGCGCCCCGCTCGCATGCGAAGTAGCCGCGGTGGGCCCAATGCCGCGAATCACGTTGACGGATGTGCCGCTGACCGACTGCACCTGCATCAGCTCGCCATCCACAAAGAGGTAGGTGGTGGCGTTCGACGTGGCCAGGCCTGCCACATTGCCGGTGTTGACCGTCGGCGCCGAAACGCCGGTGACCGAGGTCAGGTTCACCATACCCAGGTTGCCGCTCGTCAGCGAAGACGATACGGTGTTGCCCACGGCCGATGCCAGCGTGGTCGTGGTAAGCAGGGTCTGCGCATACATTGCCGGGGCAAGAGCACAGACCGCCAGAAACAGCCAAAGGCGTTTCACTGTCTTCATGGAGTCGATTCCTCTCTCTCAGAGACGGTCGGTTGGTGCCTGGCCGCGATCCCCTGCAGCCAGGCAGTCGATTAGGCTCCGCTTAAGCTCCGGCCACCGCCACCGCGCCGGCATCGGGATACAGGTTCCCGAATCCGTAGCAGATGTCGAAACGGTTGGTCATCTTGCGGTTGAACTGGTCCCAGGCACGCACGAAGGCGATCGAAGCACCCGTCTCCGGATCCTCCGCACGTTCTGCCCGCTCCACCGCCTCCGGATTCTCGAACTTGCCAAACGCCTTGGCGAATGCATACTTCGAGAGGCCCAGCGAGATGGTTCCGGTCAGCCCCGACGGCGTGGTGGTGCCAGGGAAGAACGTGAAGGCCGCGGCGTTGGCCGGCAGCGCGTCCACATTCTGGTACTGGGATCCCGGTCCGAAAATGGCGGGCGAAATCGGAATCGCGTCGTTGCCGCCCGTCAGCACCCAGGGTGCGCCGCCGGCATAGACAAAAGTCTTCAGCCCCAGCGGAGACTTTACGCGGGTGCGCGGGTTCACCGCATTGACGCTGGCGACGCTGAACTTGTCGCCCGGGTTAATGGTGTCGCCAGCCGTGCCGGTGACTACCAGCGCGGCGCCAGACTGGCCCGCTCCCACCACGGTGACGCCGTGCGTCGGAGCCGTGCCGCAGGTGTGCGCCACCAGCGAGTTCGAGCGGTACCACTCCCAGCCTCCGGCCGTGCCGATCACGCCCTTGCGGAACATGCGGCTGATCTCCGGCGCAGGGTTGAACTGCGTCACGTTGTTCTTCACGTAGCTGCGGTTCAGGCTCGAGCTCAGACACAGGTGTTTGGTGCCTTCCTGCGGGCAGGAGAGAGCGAACAGCACCTGCTCGGCCGCCAGCGCGAAATCGATGGTGGTCGAGTCGGTGCCCAGCGTACCTACCACGTTGTTGGTCCACAGCCGCGCCCAGTTGGCCGCGTCCGAGTCCACCTGCTGCGCCAGTTGCTGGCCGGCAGGGTAGAGGTACGACTCCTCGAGTTCCTTCTCGGTGCGCTCCATCTTCACCAGGCGCTCATAGGAATCCCATCCAAAGTGGATGCCCTTGATCTGGTCGAGGTTGACCGTGGTCACCAGGCGGGAAATCCCCTGCTCCTGGTAGGCCAGGCCGCTGGTTACCAGCCAGCTCTGCGGCATCTTGATCTGGACAGAGGATCCCACCGGGAAGCTCTTGCCGAATTCCGACTCCCAGTCGCTGTTGAACATCGAAGCGACTTCGTAGGAATTCTTCAGGAACCACAGGATCTTCATCGAGACCCAATTGGTTGTTGCAAAATTGTTCGGCACGTCTATGTTCTCCCCTGGCTTTTATCTACGCGAAGCCAGTGCGCGGCGAGTTTGTTCCGCTTCGAATTGGCGGAAGTCATTCGCTTTTGCGGCCGAAATCAGAGCGTCTTCACCAGGCGCTCCGCGTCCACCCACCTCCGCGGGTGGTTTCGGCGCACGGGGTTTTGCTGTCGTTGCAGAAGTGGACTCCGCCGAAGCCTCGCCTTCCTTCTTCGCACCCGCTTTTCCCTTGCCCAGCTCCTTCGCGATCTCCTGCTCCATCAGCAGGGCCACGCGCAGCGCTTTGCCAGGGTTATTACGGCAGGCGTCCAGAAAATCGGCCTTCGTGGCCTCTGTTCCGCCCAGCGTGTAGAGAAGGTCCGCCAGCACCGGCGACTCGTTGATCACCGCAAACACTTCGCGCGGAACGTCCGGCTGCAACAGCTCATGAACCAGCGGCTTCGTCACCGAATCGAAATCCGTGTAACGCGTCCGTGCTTCCTTGAGCTGATTGTCCAGAGCCGTTCGCTGCTGAGCGGCCTGCTGTTCCTGCCGTTCATTGGCAATGCGCTCTGCCACCTTGTAGTCAACCAGGGCTTCGGAGAATTCCTCGTACGACTTGTACTTGGGCTTGCCGTCTGCTCCGAGATCGTCCATAGTTGGCTTGGGGCGGGTCGCTTGCTGCTGCGCCGGCTTCTTGCTCGAGTCCTGCTCCGTCTGCCGTGCGGTCGACGAGTCCGCTTTCGTCTCTTTCGGCTTCCGCGCTTCCTCGAGTTCGCGATCGCGTTCCTTCAGCTTCGACGTCAGCTCCCGGATCCGGGCTTCCGCGTCGGGCTTGCGGCGATTCTCCTGCGTTTTCTTGGCCGCCGAGTCGGCCGCGTCATCGGTCTTCGTCTCTTTCGACGTGTCAGCGGCTGCCGCTTCCGCTTCCTTCGGCTTGCCCGCATCTGCGGGCTTCGAGCTTTCCGCTTTCTTGGTGACTACCGGGTTGCCATCTTCGTCCCAGCCGTCGAAGTTTGTA